GACCCTTGCAAGTAATCCTTACTAGCTTTTTCGAGCAAGGAACCCTCAATTCCACAAGAGGGTTTGACAGAGTATTGCAGCGAACGCTGCCAAGGCCAATTACTTTGAAACTTTGGGGGACCCCACTTCTGAGGAACCCCGCAAACTTCTTCAACATGCTTGGAAATGATTGTGGGGACTACATCTGAGTAGTATGAAGCCCTTCCTTTCACTTGCCCATAATACTTACAATTTGTGCCCTCAGGCATGAAGTTAATGGGGCTTTTAAAGTGAACAGTAGCACTCTCAAAGTACTGGATGCCATATTGTTCCTTAGGCAATGTTCCAGAACTCTTAGCGAGTACCACATTGGGCAACTCATGCAACTTTTCAATTGCAGAGTCCACTTGCTCCTTAAGCAACAACCCACTACAACCTTTCACCTCACCATTTTTTCCACCGAGGTGGAATCCACCTATTAGTGGTCCTTTGGTTTCTGTGATAAGGGGTGCAATGCACAAACCATCAAAAGTGTTAAATTGGAGGCTGTACGTAGCACCAAAGAAATTGGCAGCATATGTAGTAATTTCACCTACCTTCATCATCAGTTTAGATGTAATACATGACCCGTCTTTTTTCTTATAGGTCAATCGGGCGGGTACATCTGCAAATTTCTGTAGTGGGAAGTACTCAGTCAAGTCCTTCCAATCTCCCCCATTGGGAACCCAGACAACTGAAAGATCTGTATCTGGGATATCGACACTGTTTTTCCTATACAAGTAGCACTTGAAATTGCCACCTATCATTGTGGGGTCGTGTCGAGTAAATGTTGCCATCATATCATTGCTCTTCCAAGCATGTTGGGGGATGATAGCAACATTGGATTTGGGAAAAAATGCATCACATTCATAGTTCCGCACAATTTCCCCATGTTTGACTTCCAGTGACATATGACACAAATTAGCTTGAACCATTCCCTCTAAACGATCTGGGGATGTGGTTTTTGACTTTTCTGTACAGGGCATAGGTGAAATTTTAACACCAGCCCATGGATTGACTTCAGTGTCTCTGTGTTCAATGTCAGCCATACATGTTGGGTTAAGGTTACCTTGGGGTGTGGGCGTAACCTTAAATGCCTTGTATACTTGAGCAAGAGCATATAGTGCAGCTATAATAGCACAAGCTCCTGTAATCCATTTGATGTGGCGATCTCTATACATTTTAAATACTGCAGGCATTGCAGAATTATCAGCCACAACTATATCATACATCTTTTGTTTCTCGTACTTAATAACTCCTGCAAGTCCAAACAAAGACAAGGGA